TGAATTGCATTGTTAAGTTATCGCTACTTGCGCTCAATGGCATAGAGACAAGAATGAGATCGGTATAACTACCACTAATGCTTGAGAATGTGACTGACGCTTGTGCGCTTCCAAGCGTTGTCGTTGCAATCGGTTCGTATGTAGCTGGCATTATGCGCTCTTGATTCCGTATAGGGCGAAATGGGAGTATTGATTAAAATTAGAACCATCCCATTGATCAATAGTTATTGAGGTGATTGCTGATGTCGACTGCCATAAACCAGAACCAAAAGTTAGGTTTCCACTCCCATTATTATCAGCACCAGTTAAATTTCTTACTGTCTTGTATTTATTAGTATTTGCATAATCTAAAATATCTATAACTGATGCTCCAAAAGTATTGCTTCCTGAACTGTTAGATGACACATAGGCAGCATAAACTGTATTTGTGGTGGAAGTTTGTTGAGCAAATGCAGTTGAACCATTTCCACCCAGTTGATGCCAAGCGTAATTGTTTGCTGTGTCGGAATTAAAATTGATTTTAAAAGCATCAAAATTCCCACCGGTATAATCTGTTCGTGCTATCGCTCTAATTTGTAAATGTGTGTAAGTATTTGGAATTGAATTAAAAGTAATGCTAGCCGTACCCCCGCTCCCAACTATCGAGGTGGCAATAGATTCAAACGATGTCGCAGCTCCAGCCGCTACGCCGTCAAAAATGCCCAATGGTGGTAATGGCATTACGCGCTCAAATCCCCTACAACGAACCATGAATTGGTCGCATATTTGATTAGTGAACAACCCGAATACTGACCGGTAAGTTTGAGAGCAGAACCCTTTGAATTGAGAGTTACGCCTGATCCAGCGACAATCGTTGTCTGACCTGCGCCCTTTTGAATGACATCGATGCGAGTACCGGTTGGAAACGCTACGGATGAATTGGGCGGGACTGTTAAATTGTTAGCAGATGCATTGCTCATCGTTACGAGCTTGCCTGCATCGCCAATGACCAATGTATAAGATGCAGTTTGAGCTGATTCGACTGACTGATTTCCTACTGAGTAATCAAAAGACAAAGTAACTGTGCCGGAAGTACCGCCACCTGATAAACCAGTTCCAGCGGTGACGCCTTCGATGTCACCGGACGCAATTGCCGTCCATGCTGAGCCATCATATTTTTCGACTGCGTTTGTGTCTTTCAGATAAGACATCATCCCTTCAGCCAAGACACCGGATAACGCGGTTGTGCGAGCTGCGGCATCGGCAAAAACCATGACGACTTGCTCTTGAAGATAGGTGTTGACTTGGGCAGCCGTGAGCACGTCTCCCGTGTTGAATAACTTATAGCCTGCGCCTGCCATGTGTCTCCTTAGTAGCTCAAGACGTCTTCCCCGATTATACCGCTAATCGTGCTATTTAACACGAAGCCGGCCAATAGGGGTTCTGCCGTGTAGAGGGTTGTTACCCATGATGCTTTTGTAATGTCGTGATGAATGCCATTAACTAGGCTTGGCTGAGTAATGCTGGTCGATCCGGGCATTGTCTTTGTGACAGTAACACCATCGAGAAGTTCAATGTCTACCCCAGCCTTGGGCTTATTCGGGTTCGTATCGTCATACAGATTCAGCGAAATCGAGTCAATTCGGATTTCAGGATCTTTGCGAGTCGCTAAAATGCCTTTTGCTTGATTTAGGGCTTCGGTATCGGTTTGAACCAAAATGCCGTCACGAACTCCTGAATGCAAGAAATAGGTGTCGATGCTTGTCTGGTCATATACGTTTTGAGCCGTACCACCGGAGCGCGTAACTGTGACGTCATTTATGAGGTTTGTGTCATCAAAGGCAACAACGGCATTGGTGTAAGAAATGTCTGAGCCTGTGTCGCTGAATGAATAAACCGATGTCGCTGGGCGAGAGATTAGGTCATTTCGATCCACAAAAACTACATTGGATTCGCCATCAATAAATACCCCGCCGAACTCGCTATTCTCGACAGTCTGTAATGCGTCCAAAGCGTTTCTAGTGCCCCCGGGATCGGCTTGAAGGGTTGAATGACCAGTATCGATTAATCGAAGGCTTACAGGCCAATCTATGGCGTCTAAGAGGGCATTTACACGCGCCCCTGAGAGTTGACCCGCGGGCGTTCCGGGCACAGTCGTCACAGCTGAACCAGCTAACAGTTTGAACGCATCGATGCACCGAAGCGTGACTGTGGATAAATCCTCATTGCCTTGTCTAAATCCGGTGTCGTAATCGGTAATATAACCAGAAAAAATGTAATAATCGACACCTAGATAAGTTGCATAAATAATAATTTGACGCAACGGCACAAGGTTCGGGTAATACGCTCCGGCTGGATTCATCGGATTCCAGTCGCCGTTTTGATCATAGAGAATGACGTCTGCGCTGCCGAACTCGAACTTGGAAGTAATTCGATTACGGCCACGGCGAATGGCCACGCGTGAGACAAGGTTCGTTATTTCGACTGGCAACGTGCCAGAACCTAGGCGGTTAGTTCCAAGAATGCCTTTAGTCGCTGATCCGAGAATAAGCGGATTAGTTTCAAAAGCCGTTGCGCTATCAAAATCAACAAAAACGCGCAGTTGCGGTGCTGGCATTAGATACCTATTGCGCTAAGGGTGATGCGCTTGCCTGTTTTTTGGATTCGATAGATTTCGTCCGTAATCTTCTCAACAAGATCTCCTTCGCCAATGATTGATCCTTCAACATTGACAATAACATTTATTGGATTACCAAACTCATCAAGACCCAATTGAGCAAATAAAGCTTTAAGCGCCTGATCGGCTTCATATTGCGCCAATGCTGCCGCTGCCGCTTCGGCTTCCAACAAAGCCAATGCCGCAGCTGATTCGGCTGCTAAAGCGTCTGCGTCTGCCGCCGCGTTGACCGCAGCTGCGATGACTGGTATTGATTCCCAATTGGGAGGTAAATCGCCCAAAGCCTTGCCATCGGACGTTCCTGGCATTACTGGATTCGTAACAACGCCATTTAGCATGCCGTTAACATAAACGTTGTTGGCGTTGACATCCATCCGCTCAAGTTTTGTAACAGTCATCTTTTCTTGATCGAGCTTGAGACCTTTTTCAGCAAATAAAGTCTCAATTGGAATTTTAATATTCAATTGCTTCAATAACGTCTGTATGCGGGCAATTGTGGCAGGCCAATCTGCAAAAGGATCACCCACAAGCTCGTCAAGACTGTCAAGCAATAATGCCAATTCAGCAGCGGCAGACTCAGCCTTGATTAACTGGCCTTCAAGAATAATCGCCCGTTTGACATCTTCATCGAGAATCGCTTGCATTAGTTCTAGGCGTAAACGTTCAACCTCATTGATTTTGCCACCTAGTGCAGCTTGAATCTGTATGCGCTCCATATCAAATCGCTTTTGCAAATCATTCAGGATTGCGTTTTCGCGATTCTTTTTCTTCTCAGCATCGGCTTGTTTTTTGGTTGCCGCTAATTTAGCAGCAGCCGCTTTGGATTCAGCTTTTGTTAAGGCATTTTGAGCACGCAAAGCCGCTCGATTTTGTTCATTGGCGGTACGAGAAGCATCCATGGCGCGCTTGGCATCGCCCGCATTAAACGATCCACCGAAACCGCCACCCATGACGATTGGCTCTAAAACGTAGCGACCCAATAACTCAATCAACTTGGCTAAAAACTTGACGGGCGCACTATTGGCCAATCGATCAAACGCTGCAATTGTTTTATCTACGAACTTGACAACATCCGCACTTAATTGACCAAGAGCTTCGCCGGTGTCAATGATTTTTTGTTGCAATTCTTCAATGCTAATTTTCGAATCTTCTAAGCCTTTGACCAAGCCTTCGCCTAGTTTCTCTTTCGCTTGATCTACGGCTTCATTAAGTCTTGCCATTTTTCCCGCAAAGGTGTCAACCGCATCTGAGGCTGCACCACTAAAACGTTTTTGAAGATCCGCTAGAACGTCATCGAACTTCTTGCCTTTGAGTTCTGCGGTTGTGTATCCAATGCGCAGTTTGGCTAAAGCGGTCGTTTCACCCTTATACGCTCGCTGAAGCGCATTGGCGACAGTCTGAAGATCTTTACCAGTACCCAAGCTAACATCAAGCGCGGTTGTGAGAATCTTTTGGGCTGTGGTGGCATCGCCGGTAGCCTGCGATAAAGCCACGAATGCGCTAGTGAGTTCGCCGCCCGTCTTGCCTGTGGCTAAGGCTAATTTGTCAATAAAGTCGTTGAGATATGGCGAAGCAAAACCCAAATTGACGGCGTTGAGTTGTGTCGCTAAAAGTTGAGCTTCCTTTTGAGATTGTGCAAAGGCTTGCACGGAAGCCTTGCCAAATGCATAAACCTTTTGAACTGAGAATAAACCAATAAAGGTTTTACCAAGTTTCGTAAAGGCATCATCCGCCTTTTTGATAGCTTTATCATCAAAGGTTGTGACTATGGGAAAATTAATTGCCACGTGGCAACCTCGCTATCTTCTCATTGGCAGTTTTAGCCACTTGATCCAGAACGCGCAAAATAACTGTTTGTGCACGGCCTTGATTTTCAACAAGAGCTGCGCCCATTAAACGACCTTGTGTTTTAGCAGTCTGACCAGTTTGTTTGAGAGTTCCGACTTGATTATTCATAGCATCGATAAACTGTTTACCAGCATGAGGATTCTTTGAACGCGATCCTGAGTAACCACTTGGATTTCTGCGACCGGCGGTTTCAACAATCGCGCCAGCGGCCGATTTGTTTAGCATACTTACAAGAGCAACCCATCCGCTGCGGTTTGCACGAGTTTTAGCCAATGAATATGTTAATCCTCTACGCACGACAGTCGGCACAAACGAAGGAAAGGGTCTACGGCCTTGAATTGCGCTTTTGCGGTCATAGCCGGGGTAATTGAAGTTTGATAAACCGGAAAAGGTATCTGGCGTCATCGACTTGGCATCGCGAGCAATTTCCTTCAACGGCGCGGCTATTTGCGCGTTGTATTCCTTCAAAATGCCGGGCGAAAGTTTGCGTAGAATTTTTCTAGCCTCTACGACCCCTTTTACCTCTACTGGCATTTTCCCTGTCTCTCGCTTGTTGCTTCAAAACCTCATAAAAGGCTTTGAGTAAATCTTGATCCATATTGATAAATTCGCTTGGCGCGATCCCTGTATGAATGCTCAATTGAGCTATTCGATATGTAAAAGAATCGCGCGTTAGCCATTTGGGGAATCGTCTGCCACCACATCCACGGCAGCGAGCGTGTCAAGAAACGCAGCTCCGAACGGTTTAATGTCCGGTGCGTCCGCGCGGCGCAGACATTCCCAAGCAAGCCAATAAATATGCTCTTGTTTTTCGTCCTCGCGGAAGGCTTTATGAAAGCCTTTGCGGAACTGCTGCTCAAAAGCATATTCGACAGCGGGTGTAATCTGGTGAGTAGATTTCGTCCCGTCAGCCCTTGTCACTATTAACTTTGCCATGCCCATTTCTCCTTATTTAGAATGTACCCGCTGCATTGACTGTCAGCTTGGAGTTTAGCGTAAAGGTGATGTCCTGTGTCGCCATGTCGCCAACTGCGCCATTGATTGGGGTTAGGTTGTTTACAAGAATATCAAACTCATAAACTGGATTAGCTGCGCTTACTGCTGTGCCCTTTTCCTGAATGGCCTTGCAAGCGACAGTTGTGCCGAATGCGCCATTGAGTGTCTGAAGCACCTGTGAAGTTGCGGTGTCATTCAAGAATGAAACTGTGAGTGAACCCGACTCCAAGCCCTTGACGAACTTGTGCGCGGTGTCTCCCATACTGGTAACTTCGAGTTCATCCGCTGCATAGTTGAGCGTAATCGAAGTGACGTGGTCGCTAAGATCAACGGCATTGATCTTAAGACCGACTTTATTGTTTAAGAAAATAGCCATTGTAGGTTATTCCTCGTCTTTCTTAGCGGTTGCGGGTTTCGGTGCGCTAGGA